CTTATGCACCAACTGCATTCCAATAATTGGAACAACAATTAATATAAGACTTAAAAAACCAAGTCCGTATGGATTATTAAGTGTAATGGCAGCAAAGTGTGATGCCTTATGTGCTATATCTACCATTACTCCTCACAATCTTTCATCATAGTTGCAACTTCTCCACCAATATCAGCACCAGTATCCTGACCCAACATGACTGCCCAACCAGATATCAACCAACCAACATAAGGAATACCTGTAAAGATAGGAGCAATACCTGCACCAACACTAGCACCGACCATTCTTCCGGTTGACTCTCCAGCGCCCTCCGCTTTGATGCATTCCAGATTTTTGGCAGTCAACTTTCCCTCGGCACCTCCTAGATGCCTTGCTCCATCCATCGTATATTCTTCTTCTGTAATCAAATCTGTAGTTCCACCAATACCAAAGAACCCATTCTTTTTGTCTAATGATTTTCTGACACCCATAACTTTGGGGTCATTAGAACTATATTGTATGCTATAACCATCTTTACCTGCCTCTACACTATATGATGTATAGTCACCAACAGGCAAGTTGATAATTGGAATATCTTTTTTATTAATAAGGTGTCCTAATATACCAATATGAGCGACACCGAACAGTGTTCCTACTGTCAGTGCCGCCCACTTAAATGGAGATCGTTTGTTAATCATAACTTACATCTTGTAAGGTTCTTCTTTTTTCTCAACCTTTAAGGTTACAGGTGCTTGCTCAATACGAAGAGTTTGATGAGGTGCAGTTTGTGATGCTTTCTCAATCAGTTTTTCCATCTGTTCTTTGGTGATGCTACTTCCACCTCCACCACCATTAGCACCATTCTTCTTTGCAGTCTGGACCCCAAAAGAAGCTAAGACCCCGGTAAAGACGGAGGCGATGAAGGTTGGATCAAGTTTCTGTTCAGGAATTCCGAGTGCAGGAGGTAGTTTGATGTATGCCAAAGTGAGAATTGAACCAGACCAAACAAGGATACCAAGACGGACAAAGGTAGAAAGAATAGCAAGTTGTTCTTCCTTGTCATCTGTTGCCTCCTTAATTTTACCAAGAATACCTTTCTTTTTAGGTTCTTCCTTTTTAACTTCTTTTACATCGCTGCGAACTTCAGGCATTATCTGTATACAGAGGCAACTTTATTTAGCGATGTAATTGTTCTCCTCCAACCACTCACGAGTCATAGGAGTGGGTTCATAATCAGTCCACATCGTACCACGAGCACAGGATTGTAGTGCTTCCATGGTCATTTTCTCAGTGCGACCTGCCCAACCTGCCTCTGCTTCCCACGGCACAGCAGATTCTGGATAGGTTCTCTCTGCCATCACACGCCAAATCATAGGCACTTCTTCTTCAGGTTTGATAATAGCAATCATACTATTCTCGATAGTGCCTGCCATGCAATCCTGTGCTGCATGCCATCCTTCATGACGCATCACCATCATCAGTGTGGCAGGATCATCCATATACTTTTTATTAAGGAAGAAGTTGTTGCCAACAGTGTGATAAACACCACGATGCATTGTGGGAAAATATTTTTTGTCTGCTAGAAACACCTTAACTCCGACCTGATTAAGGGCAACGAGCATTGCATGGAACTCGTCAGCAACAATATTATAATCACGATTGGGATACTGATCACTAATATCATGGATACTGAATACTTCTTCGATTCCATCTGTACATTCCTGGAGGAGCATACAACCCATGGCATCCATAGTGAAAAATTCAACTTTAGGTTGTTGATTTCTAGTGACTGGACCACCTGCAAATGCAGGAGATGCTGCTAACAGCATAGCAAGAATAAAATTTTTCATATCAGAAAGGAGCAGCAAATCCAGGTGTAGAACCAGATGTACCAGGGATAACACCGCCTGTGGCACCAGGAAGTTCGGGCATTGCGGAGTTCATCATACCGGGGAGTGCTCCTGCAATTGCTTCTGTTGCTGCTTTGGCAACATTCTCTTTAACCTGTTCGATAATCGCATCTCGTCTCAAATAGACAACACCTGCAGTTCCGACAATACCTGCCGTTCCTACAAATGACAAGATTGCTAAAACATTAATTACTTTTTGCATAATAGTAAGCCTCGTAGTATTTGACAATGCCATTACAATTCACATTGCCTTGGGAAACCCAATCATGGGCACATTCATAGATGGATTGGGATTTGTATTTAGATTCCCTTGTTGAATTTAGTTCAGAACCATATTTTTTTAAAAGAATCGTGAGTGCTTGTTCACGAACTTTTAATTTATCTTCATTGTAACGCCAATCATCGGTGGACATTTTCCGATCCTCCAGGAAGATCAATATGAAGTGTAGTGGATTGATTTTGTATTGCAATCTCATACATGACTTGATGAATGTCACTAGGTTCAACAGAAAAATTATCCTGCATTTTAATTGCAGTTTCCTGTTCCATGTAGTCCTTATCTTCTTGATTTTGTTTGGGATCGGGACCAAACCAAATATCATCTTGGAGATTAGTAGGAGCAGGGACACCTGTATAATAATTTATTGCATCCTGTTTGAAAGCTTCACTCTCACAGGATACAACATCTTCATCAATTTCACAAACCACTTCATTTTTTTTAAACGGTTTGAAAATATCTCTGATTGCTCGTATTCTAATCATGTTTGCCAATGATAGTGATAGAAATTTCCTCTAGTATCGCACATTGGATCTTGAGATGCAACTCGATATCTGAGCATACTCTGACCTTTGAAGTCAGTTCGATCACCAATAATGCTATATGCCTTCAAAAGGTTTTTCTTTCCTTCATCCGACCTGAGTGTATTTACTAGATTAGTATCTGCTGCTGGACGCCATTTAGTGAAACCCTCATATTGTCCGGGAGCATATACAACATCGGCAACATTGTTTGGATAATGTGGAGACCTGACACGGTTTAGAACCGATACTGCTACACAATATCCATCAAAACTTCCACGATAGGTTTCGACTTGGATTGTCCTTGCAAGATGATCATAGTCAACTGCTGATAGAGCAAGAATTGTCGCAAGCATAAAAAAATAGGGGAACATTTAACTGCTCCCCTATTATAGGGCACTTACAAGGGTTTGTCAATCAAGAAAGTCATCTCCTATGTATTCAAGAGAGAACACGTCATGATCGTTGATATTTGGATTCAACCATTCTGAAAATTCTTTTTGAATAGCATGAGCATCATCTATATTCTTTTCACAAAGATAATGAATACGATCTATAGACCAATGATAGTTGTCTTCAAGAGTTTGCTCCAAAGTTACCATAATTTTTTTTCATGTACCTCCCTAGAATATTACTATTATAGTAGAGAGGTCCCCCGTCGTCAAGGGCTTCGATTAAAACATTATTAATAAAAAGTTGTTTAGTCTCTTCATAATTAACTTGTCCCTTGGTTTTATGAAGACTTAAAATTTCTCTTTTAAAATATTCGTTTCCAATCTCTTTACGATCTTTGTTAAGTTCATCAGAACTACCGTAGTATTTTTTCCAGTCGCTTTCAGATTTAACTCTTCTAGATTTACCTTTAGGTTTTCTATTTGACCAAAAGTATTTTCTACCAATATATTGGCGATTGTTTTTGGTATTTGTAATAAGATAGACAAAACCAAAGTTGTCTTCAATATTTTCAGATAAAAAAGGATTCCCCTGGAATATCCAGGGATTTTTATAGTCTACCAAATCATTTCATCATTCTGAAATTTATTTATCATCAATAAAAGCAGAGTATGCATCATAATCACCAAACATGTAAGCGTCTGATCTTGCTGCTTCCCTATATGCTTCTAAAGATTTTTCTTCTTCAGAATCAAAGACTGAATCCTGCAAAGGTAGTTTCGGTAACATCTTGTTTGATTCCTCCAACGATATAGGATTCGACTTCTGTCTCCTGCGGAGCAACTTGGAGACCCTTTGACGAAATCCAATGTTCCGTCCAGGGGAGTGGGTTATTCTTTGCGGGTACGTCATAGATTGGTTTAAGTCCGATTGCTTTCATTCTGCGATTGGCAATCCATTCCACATACTGCTGAAGCAGTTTATCGTTCAAACCAATCATAGATCCATCTTTGAACAGATACTCTGCCCAAAGTTTTTCTTCGTTCACAGTTTTTTCAAACATGGAATACAACCAACGCTGTTCTTCCTTAAAGATTTGTTCCATATCAGGATCATCACCCTCTCTCCACTTCTTCAATATGTTTTGAGTGATCGCAAGATGCAGATTTTCATCTCTAGCGATAAGTGAGATGATTTTAGCGGATCCTTCCATAAGTTTAAGTTCACCAAATGCAAAACTGCAAGCGAAACTAACATAGAATCGGATACCTTCTAAAATGTTGACATTGGCAATTGCTCTAAAGAGTTTACGCTTTAGTTCATACCTTGATTCTTGTGCATAGGGAACTTCTTCTAATGCGTGTTGCCAATCATTACTACTATCATATTGATGTGCTGCATTAATAAAATCATTATATGCTTCTGTTACACTCATTGCACGTTCAACAATGCGATCATCAGTCAGAATGTGATCAAATACATCTGAGGGATCAGGATAGATGTTCTTAATAATGTGTGTATAGGAACGACTATGAATCATTTCCATGAATCCCCAGACTTCCATACATGCTTCTAATTCGGGTAAGGAGCAGTAGGGGATGAATGCCATTCCAGGACCACGACCCTGGACAGAATCCAGCATAATCTGATACTTCAGGTTGGAAGTGAAAATATGCTTCTGTTCAGGACGAAGAGTTTGATAATCTGCACGATCTTTCTGAAGAGAAACTTCTTCGGGTCTCCAGAAGTATCCCAATTGTTGCGTTGTGAGTTTGTCAAAGATTGGATACTTATATGAATCATATCTCTGAATACCCAATGGTTTACCAAAGAACATTGGTTGCTTTTTGGTATCAACCACATCCGAATTAAAAACGGTCATTGCATCGACCATTGGCTTTTCCTCATTGTTTGTCTTAAATTTTACAAGACTCACAGTCTTCCTCCTCGGCGTTTTCTAATTGAGAAACTAAACTATCAAGAGACTCTGTAGATTCTTCTACTTCATCATTTTTATTGTCGTAAGTGTTCTGATAATAACTGGTCTTCCAACCGTACTTATATGTAGTTAAGAGGTCTTGTGCCATTACACTAACAGGAACTTCAGAGTTTTCATAGTGTTCCGGATTGTAACTCCAGTTTCCAGAAATTGCTTGGTCAAAGAACTTCTGCATCACTGCAACAATGTTAATGTATCCAGTATTACCAGGCATGTCCCAAAGTAATGTGTAATTATTTTTGAGAGTTCCGTATTGTGGAACTATCTGCTTCAAGGGACCTTTCTTGGATTTTTTAACGGACAAGTATCCTCTAGGAGGTTCGATTCCATTTGTTGCGTTTGACACAACGGAACTGCTCTCCGAAGGCATTTGTGCGGACAGAGTGCTGTTCCGTACTCCATATTTGATGACATCATTCCGAAGACTCTCCCAATCATAGTGAAGCTCATTCGGTACAATCTCATCTACGTCATGTTTATATGTATCAATCGGAAGAATTCCATTTCCATACTTGGTTCGATTACTATATTTACAGGCACCTTTCTCTTTTGCAAGATTAACAGTTGCTCTAATTAAGTAATACTGGAATGCTTCTGTAAGATCATGAACGAGTTTCCAAGATTCTGGATTATCATACTTGACCCCATTCTTGGCAAGATAATGTGCCAGTCCAATGTAACCAATTCCTAATGAACGACGTGCCTTGGTGGCAATCTCTGCTGCTCTGACTGGATATCCTTGAAAGTCAATGAGTTCATCAAGACCCCTAACAGCAAGATCACAAAGAACATCAAGATCTTCAAGATCCCTGATTTTACCAATATTAATAGCAGAAAGGATACAGAGAGCAATTTCCCCAGTTTCATCGTCAATGTGTTGTAAAGGTTTAGTGGGTAGAGTGATCTCCTGACACAGATTACTCATTTCAACTTTGTCCGTAAAAGATGAGTGAGAATTGCAGTGATCAATATTCATAATATACAATCTGCCAGTTTCTGCTCTCTCTTTCAGAAGATCTAGGAAAAGTTCTTGTGCTCCGATAGTTTTTCTCGGAACAGATCCATCAGATTCATAACTTGTATAGAGATCATCAAACGATTCAGTGCCAAAAGCATCATACAAACCTGGAACATCGTGAGGGCTGAAGAGACTGATTTCTTCATTTTTAATAAACCTTTCGTAAAAGAGTTTTGAAATCTGGATGCTGTAGTCCAACTTTCGGACACGATTATCTTCTGTCCCTTTATTGTTCTTAAGTACAATGATATCCTCTATTTCTTGGTGCCAGATTGGAAAGTGGACAGTTGCGCTTCCACCTCGGATGCCATTTTGAGTGCAACATCTGACAGTGCTCTCAAACTTTTTGAGGAATGGGACAATGCCTGTATGTTGAACTTCTCCACCTCTAATTTTAGCGTTGATGCCCCGGATTCTGCCTGCATTAATGCCGATACCAGCCCTTTGTGCAACGTATTTGCCAATAGCCATATCGCTAGTAAAGATACTATCGAGGGTGTCATCAACATCAACCAAAACACAACTTGCATATTGCCTAAGTGGCGTTCGCACTCCCGCCATGATGGGGGTTGGAATGTTGAGTCGGTGTTTGCTGATTGCGTCATAATACCTTTTAACGTAATCCAAACGTGTCTCTTTTGGATATTTTGAAAAGATTGTCGCAGCAATCAAAATATACATGAATTGTGGTGTTTCGTAGAGAACACTGCTGCTTCGATCTTGCACTAGATATTTATCTACAACCTGGCGAAGACCCGCAAATGTAAACAGATAATCTCGGTCATGATCAATGAATGATTCGAGTTTGTCAAACTCTTCATTAGAATACAGATTTAGAAGTTCAGCATCATATACACCTCTTTCCACACAACTTGACACATGGTCTTTCAGTTTTGGAAATTCGTGCCTACGTCCATACAATTGTTTACGAATAGAAAACAATAACAGACGGGCAGCAACAAACTGATAATTAGGATGATCCAAATCAACCAGGTCAGATGCAGAGCGAATTAGAATTTCTTGAATCTCTGCGGTTGTAATACCATCATAGAACTGAATACCGGATTGCATCTCTACCTGTGATGCAGAGACCCCTGCAAGGTCGTTACATGCCTCATCAACCATTCTGTGCATCTTTTCAAGAAGAAGCGGTTCCTGCCCTCTTCCATTGCGTTTTTTTACGTTGATTCCGTTGGTCATATTTTTTTCCAATTGTTAAATTTAATTTTTGCTTCTAAACCCGAGTAGGTGTTTAATTCTAACATAGACATGACATCATGTCCAGCAAGAACCATATCATTAATGTCCTTCTCCATTAGTCCGTTTGGCCAGATGACGACTCTATCACCTCTACTAATGACTCTGGATACTCTGTTGACGATTTCTCGGTTCCGTGGTTCATTATCAAGAACCCAAATATAATCGCTCCAATCAAACGACCTAACATCAATGTCGGACCCGCACATAGCAACGCTGTTCTCCACGAACGTGGAGTCGAAGGGTCCTTCGACGATGTAGATTGGTTGTTTTCTGTCGATTTTTTCAAGTCCATAAATCTTTGGTGCTTCTTCATCAATCATGATGGTGATGTATTTAGTGAAAGATTTTCCTAAAGATCTGCCTTGAAATCCAATAAGGTTTTTCTTCTCATCATACATCGGTATTACAACACGACTCTCATCCTTGAGGATGTTGTCAAAGGTTTGTTTCTGACTATTAGTCCACTCCATGAACTTGTCAGCAAAATAAAATTTATCAGGATTAATCTTACGGTTTACCAGATATTCTTTTGCTCTACAATCAGTTGATGCTTTTGGTAGATTAATAGATTTTTTAAAAATGGGTTTGGCAAATTCCAACTTGGGAGACTCTACCACAAAGTTTCTACCAGTATGTCCTTCCTTGAACTTCTCAAGAGTATATTGTTTATGGAGCGTGGCATCCACTTGTTTTATAAAATTATTCAAAGACAAACTAGCACCACAATTATGACACTTAAAGTTCATATTGTTCTTGATGGGATAAATGTATCCCCGTGCCTTGTTCTTTTGCTTCTGTGAGTCTCCACAGATAGGGCATCGGAAGTTGAAAAGATTTGCCTTGACTCTCTTAAACTTTTTTAATCTCGAAGAAACCAGTCCGATATATTTGGAGTCAACCAAATCCATTACAATCGTTCTACTATTTTGCCTCTCTTATTATAGTCGGTGTTGAGGGTGGTGTCAAGAAATTTCCCATTAATCTTTGACCCGGTATGCTGACCAAGAATGAAATTACAGTCAGGGCACCTGCAATGGTCCACATCTTTTTTTCCATAAGACGGAGACGTTCATCAATCTTTCTTATATCTCTTTCACATCCTTTTTTTATTTCGTCTGTTGCACGATCCATGTCTTTGTGCAGAGATTCTATTTTTTCAAAAAGAACTGCATCAATACGATCTTGTTTGTCTAACTTCTCATTATGAACTGCCAACAACTCACCCATCTTAACGGAGTTGTCTTGTAGTGCCTCTACAACTCTCTCAACCCGTTCTAGTATTGCTGAATTGACGCTATCGTTATCCATTTTTAAGATTTTGCATCCAGGTTCTTCGGGTTCCATAACGACCAATTGGTGTCGGTTGTCTTTTCTTTTTTAATCTGACTGGCGGATCATCACCGGCAGGTGCAGTTCCAGCAATTGCTCCACCACCGACATTATTTGTTGGTGCTGCGGCAACCTCTTCTTTAATGGACCTTGCCATGTCCATAATATTTTTAAGTCTTCTATCATCTATCATGTTCATAAACTCCTTTGATGCGTCTACCATAGAGTCAATCGAAGGTCCGTCACTACTCTTATTGAGTTGTAATTTCATAACAGGATAAACACCTAAAAATTCATCCTTTGCTGCTCCAACTTCGGCAGGAGTTTGATAATCTTGAGTTAAGGTGTCGTCGTCTATTGGAAATAAAAACTTATCAAATCCTGCAATTCCAGAACCAGTAGAATTAGTAGGTGCTGCTTCTCTTAATTCCCTAAATTTATTGATAAATTTATTTGTTTTATCCATTAGACTGAGTTGAGAGAAATTAGGCAATCGATATCCTCATCAATATCATTAATTTCAGTGTGCGGGTAATCTGGTAATCTATTCAAATACATTAAAAAACTTTTAATATATGGCCAAAGTTCTCTTTCTAGATTATAGAATAGAAGAGGAACTGCTGCTTCATCAAATACATTAAAAAGAACGGTAAGATGATTTAAGATGAGATGAGTTTTTAGTTCTCCATCCTTCTTGTATCGTTTTAGCAATCTTTTTATGTATTTAATTCGCTTTAAATCATCTTCGAAATCTTCTCTGGTCACAGATTGTGGATTATCGTAGAATTTTATAGCAAAAAGCAAATAGTTACTTTCATTCAATTCATCAAATTTCATATTATATTAACGCAAAACAATTATTATGGTTGGATTAAACCACCATTTTCTGAGGTAGGATATCCAAGTCCGTGAATACCAGTCTGAATTCCAGACATTGCTACCAGAGTTTCTGACTTAACTCTCAGATTGCCATGCATATCGATATAGGTTTGAACACCAACCCATCCACTTCCTGAGGTTCTGTACTCACCGCTTGATCCATCGAAGAGAGCAGAAGTTGCATTAGAAATACCAAATACAATTCTGTCATAACCACCAGTCTTTCTCTGGAAGTAAAGATGATCATTATCACTGACAGCATTAGAAATCGTCGATGCCAGACTGACAAGTTGCTGATTGGAGAACATAATTCTCGAATCTTTCGCAACAGCAACTGAAATAGTGCTGATACCAGAACCATTAGCGGCAAGCGTGATTGATGTTGCTGCAATAGATGCAATAGATGCTCCGGCAACACCACCGATGGTGAC